CTGTAATATCACTAAATAAAGCTATCCATTTAAGCTTAAATTCAAATAATTTGTTTTCGTTTATTTCTGCATCTGTTTGGTTTATTAAGTAACGTTTGGTTTTCGCATCAAGTGTACTCACGAATTTATAAGCGTCTGATAACTCGTTTAAAGTTACATCTACAAATTCGTCTTTTATAGTCCTTGAGTCTTCGTTTACTTTAAGACCTAACACTACCTATCCCTATTTTAATAAATATTGAGCACATTTCACCAGTGATACTATAAGTTCCTTTTTTTAATCGGCTGCTGTCTTTAGTTACTACAAAGTCGTAGAACTTCTTAGGGTCTAGTTTTACAGCGTCTTTCTTTGGTGCTGGTGTTGCTTTCTTTTCTGTTTGCTTCTTTGCCATGATATTAGTTTTATTGTTTATTCAAATATAAGATAATTTAAAGCAAAAAAAAGCCCCGTACTAGACAGGGCTTTTTAATTATAAAAACATTAACAATTATGGCTTAGTTAAAGCAGTAATCGCAGTACTGAATGTTCCAGTAACAAATGATGTTCTATCATTGTGCTCAACATAACATACAGCCCTTACTTCACCCCTGATTGTTTTGTAGTTCTTCACGAAGTTATCAGCGTTTAAACCGATTTCAACAGTGAATCCTTTCTTAAAGTCAACGTTAGCCTTAGTGAAATCTCCCATTAGGAAGTCTCCAGCTGGAACCATTGTTGATTTAATAACTGGTACACCATCAAAAGAAAGTGTTCCCGCGATTAATTGTAGTCTTTCAATGTAGCGTTTGTCAGTTGAAGAAACTTTGTTCAACAATAAGCTTGTTACATCGCTAGGATTCATAAATACAGCCGTAGGTGCTGGACAGTTAGCCAATTCGATTTGGTTTTGAGCTACTGCCAAAACATCGACCTCATTTGGATTATCAACAGCTAATGCAAAAGTACCAGCCGCAAACGCAGTTGAAACAGTTACAATTCCTTCCAAGTTTGGAGAAACGCCGTCGCCATCATAAACAAACTGCTCTAAAGACAACCTTACTTTAGTAGTTAACTTGTTTTGAATCAAAGAAGTAATTCCTTCAACGTCTTCTAACATTTCGTCAGTTACAGTGATGTATGCAGTAACTTTTTCAACTTTGTTAGAACCTACTACCAAATCAAAATCAATTTGATTCTTAATAGCACCTTCAGCAGTTGAACCAGCCGCACCTTCTTCGCCTGTAACGTAAACCCATTCTTTTACATTTGAACCAATAGAGCCAATTGTAACAATGTCTAAAAGAGTTGTAGCTCTTTCTTTAACATCACCAATAACAGGGTTTCTGTCAGCTTGTGGAATTTGTCCGGTTGTGTTACCACTGATAGACATATCACCAACAGCCTTAGTAACTGTAAATCTTACGTTTCTAGCTCCTTCTTCGCCTCTTGCAAGTGCTTTTAAAGCATCAGCCTTGTCAGCTAATTTGTCCGCTACACTTTCGTTTCTTTCAGCTGCTTCACCTTTAGAAAGTTTCTTCATGTAAACTCCTTGCTCTTTCAATACTGTTTGAAGTGCAACAAATTGCTTTGTAATGTTTGATTCCAATTCAGCTTTCATTGTAGCAACATCTTCAGTTGATGCTTTCAATTCAATAGCTTTTGCAATTTCTGCTTTTGATGCTTCATTATACTCGTTGTACAATTCGGCTTGTTTTTCTGCATCTAATGTAGAAATATCTTCTACTTTTTTAGATACTAAATATTCTTTAAAATCCATTTGTTTATGCCTATCTCTAGGTCTTTGTTTGTTAATTACTATTTACTTATCATTTCGTAAAAAGACGGCTTCTTATCGGTTTCAGTGTCGCTAGACGGCTGTGATTGAGTAAAAGTGTCAACATACTGCTTACAAATATTGTGAAAAATTTCCTTACTTTCTAAATTCTTACCTAAATAGTCGAACATTTTTGTGATTTCGTCGACACTTTTAAGGCTTTTATTGTTATCGAATATCCCTGTTAGGTCGTTAGAGCCTTGCAATACCGCGCTTACCTCCTTTAATTTAGCCTCTTGTACTGCGAAAAAGTATCCTTGTTGCTCTACTTTGTCAGCATTACCGATCATTGGTAGGTACTTTCTGTATAATGCATAAGCTTCTTTGTCGTCCTGGTTGTCAATAGCTAAATCAATCTTAACGTAATTCATTCCAACACTATGTTGGTTAATGTCGTGGTTCTTATAATCATCGAAAACCGTTTCATTCTTAGCCTTTGATATTTCAGCATCTATTAATAGGGCCATTGTGTCAAGTGGTGAATTAAGACCGTAATACAAAAAGCGCCCTTCTTGCTCGTATGTTTTTAAAGCTGTTCCTATCTTAGCAGTCACTTTAAATTCGTGGTCGTGTAATAAAAACGGTGTAGGGTTTTCCTGTAGTGACTTCTTAAATACATTAGACAAGTGAACGTCGTCGTGTGAATCTAAATAGTTATAAGTGTTTGCAATGATAGTACGATAAACATTTTCTTCCGTATCAAGTGGTAAGTTGCGTTCTAACAATGCTTTGTTTTGTTCGTCGTCCTTAACAGTTGACAGAATCGGACTAAGTGTTGGTGCATCTGTGAACTTTGCAGCTCCTTTTTTTAATAGTAACGCTTCTTTTTTGTCCCTTGTTACTTGCTTAATTGCTGAATGTCTTTTATCGCTCATTTTTTTATAAGTGTTTTATCGTTAGCTTTCTGCTTCTTAACCTCTAACATCTTTTTAATGTCGGTTAAATGCTTTCCTTTTATTGTTTTAGGTTTAGTTATCATCATCTTCTGTTGTTGTTGCTGGTGCTTGTGTTTCGGTTACTGTGTTTAACGCTTCAACTCGGTCCTTATCAAGTACTAAATGATAGTTCCTTTGTGTTCTTGCGTTGATACTATCTAAACAATCCTTTTGGAATTGGTTATTAAATAGCTCAACATTTGGTATTACCGCATCAGTATAAAAAACCCTGTCAGCTTCAACGAAGTTCGCGTATTGGCTTGATTCAAAGTCACCAAACTTTTGCGACGGTAAGCTCAACACCCTACACACTGAGCGCAATTGAGGTAGTTGTAATTTTACAAGCTCTAAGTCTGTTGCGTTTAATCCTAGTTGCGTAAACTCTGCCGCCCCCTCAAGTATCTCAACCCTTCCGAACTTCTTAGCCCCTCCGATAAGGTCAGCAAATGCCGCGCGTACCTGTTTAATGACTCCTTTACTAAACCCAATCATTCCAGCGTCACCAGTTGCGGCCTTTGGACTTATAAAACCTGCGATACCTCTATTATCAAGTAAAGCTCCCTCGGCTGTTGCTCTATTGTTTGAAGCTTTTACTGTGTTCCATACCGGTTGTATAGGTGTTAACCCTGTTTGATGTTCTTCTATTCGTGAAGGGTCGTAGTATTCAACTGTGATAAGTTCTTCAGGAAAGTACTTGTATTGTCTTACACCATCATTGAACGTATAAAAAGGTACTGACTGAAAGTATCCGACCCTTTCTTGAGCTGGTGTAACCGCTTGAGTCGGTAAGGGCCATAGCTCGGTAGTTTGCAAGCCTATACCTTCAGACTCTTTTAATGTGTGTGATTTTCCGTGAAGTATTAGATTGATAAATACTTGGTATAGTGATTCATTTTTCCCGTGTTTATGGTTCCAATTACCAAAGTAAAGCTTATAAACAGGATCATTTATATCTGTCACAGGTCTTTCGCCGTCCATTAGGACCGTAGGAAATGTAGAGCAAGCCCTCGCAAGTGTCGAAACGCATGAGTAAACCAACTCATTTCCAACAAAACCCTGCTTTACTATTTCTTCTGCTGTTACCCTTTCAAAATTATAACCGTTTATAACGTTCCAAAATTCGGGCGTTGTTGTTGTGTTCGCAAATACATTCATATTCATAAAAGTAAGCTAAATTTTTAAGATATTTTTAATGTGTAATATTTTTCAACATATCTCAAGCTATCAATACAATGATTGTGCTTATCTATAGCTACTTCACCCGTTTTATCTGCCCATGTATAATTCTCTAGTTCGTGTATGAAATTAGCGCTATCTTGAGTAACTATAAGTTCCCAATCTTGCAGCCTCTTAATACCTATTGAAACTTTGTCTTTGCTTAGTCCTATAATGTTATAATCTTCGTCTGCTAGTTCGTTGATCTTGGTAGGGTCTGCACAATCAGCAAGTATTAGATTATCCTTGTTAGGTATCAATGCCTCCATTAGTTGTAACCTCAAATCAATCTTAACCTTTGTTCTGTAAATAAGCTCCTTAATGTAAACCTTTTTAGCCTTACTATCAAAAGCGACCTTGATTAACACGAAAGGATCCGTCCAACCAAAATCCATTCCATACATAACATCTAGGTTTTCGTCAAACTCTCCTATGCTCCAATTATTAAAGACAGCACCCTCAACAACTCCCTTTTTACCTAGGCCATAAACACGCCACCAGTTGAACCAATGGCCTTGTACATCTCTGCTTACTTCTTCATCATGCTTTTTCTTACCCTCTTGAAACTCTGTGATTTGTGAAGCTGTTAAGTTATCGAGGTTATCTAAGAAAGTACTGGTTAAGGTTATAGCGTTATCTCTTCCGCTCACCCCTTCCGTATCAATCCAAAACTCAACAGACGGATTATAATCAATAAAAACTGTCTCAGTAGTCCTTTGTATTAGCTGGTGCACTACTTTCCACTTCATGTTATTAGCTTCATTGATAAAAAGTATATCCTTTTGACCCCCTAAAGCCTTACCGACTCTATCAATACCAATGAATTTTATAATGCTTTTACCTATTGTGAACGTATAAGGGTTTTTTAATCGTACTATCTCCAGGTCTTCACCTTCGTTTTGTATAATATCTTCAAAATCAGTGATTGCACCATCACGCAAATGAGGTGTTGAGTAACTAACAACGTGAATAATTCGCTTTTTAGGGCTGTTTTTTGCTATGATGTAAAGGAGTTGTAATGTTGAGTAAGTTTTACTAGACCTCGAACCGCCTGAGTTAATGATAAAACGGTACTTATCTTTGTACGCGCGCATTGTTTTAACGAAGGTGTTGGATAGGCGCATTATCTAAGCCTTGTAATTTTAGGCTTTA